AGATGAGTCGATAGCTTCTCAAGTCTCAGGTCTTTTGCCTCTCCCTCAGTCTCAAACTCAGTCTCAATCTGTGGAATGATCACCACAGAGCAAGCCGTAGCAACAGATCAAGGGACGAACACACAAGATTCTGAATCTCTTGAGTCTTCAGTCTGGTTGAGAAGTGAGAAGACAGGAGATCGCAACCTTATTCTGTCTTCCTGGCTGAGATCTGCACTCCAGTTCCCTATCTGGCATGAAGGGAGAATCGGATCTCCATCGATCAACCTACCCCCCGGTGGGGGTACCCCCCTCCATTCAGTACACCAGACAATCCTAAAGAAATTATTAGATCACAGTATGGTGTTAGTAGCCTCAGACCCTGAGGAGGATGACCATGTATTTGGGTACTGTGTATTTGAGAAGGACTGTTTGCATTGGGTGTATGTAAAGAAGGACTTACGTAGGATGGGTTTGGGTACATATTTATTGTCACGCACAGGATTGGGTGAGAGAGCAGAGGACTTAGGGGATGGTTCACCTCGGTTACGTTATTTAGAAGGAGAGGTGGAGTGTTCTCATAGGACACCTGCACTGAATCATTTCAAGGAAGTGCATTTTATTTGGAACCCTTATCGGATGTGGATATGAAGATAGAGATGATCATCATGGAGAAGGCAGTGAACTTACCCGGGTTGGAGAATGGAAGGGGGTTGAGTCAGACGGATCATGGGGTCTTGATGGAGTATTCAGATGGGTTTGTGAAGGTATATGGAGCACCACCTAAGATGGATGGTCGGATGGTGAATTACATGATCCCCGTAGGAAATATATTAATGATGGAGAGTGAGGATGCCTACAAAGCCCGGAGCAAAGAAGAAGAGAAGTACGAAGAACGACTTAGGGTTGTCGAGGGAGCAGAGGACATTGTTGGAGCAGGTGTTGTTAAGAAGTCGGTTAAGGCAGCAAAAGGAAGAGGAGTTAAGGGTAAAGGGTGAGAATCTGCAGAGGAGTTTATTTCCTTCACAGACGGGGTTTATAGGAGATGGACGGAAGAAGAAATTAGCACGTTGTAGTAGGAGGGCAGGCAAGACACATTTAGCAGCAGTAGGGTTGTTGAGTGCAGCCATTTCGACTCCCGGGATCATGTGTCCTTACATCACTCTGTCGATCAAGAATGCACGTAGGATATTGTGGAACACGTTAGGAGAGATGGACCGTGGGTTTGGGTTGGACTTGGAGTTCAGGCAGAATGATCTGACAGTCAAGTTGAGTAATGGAAGTAGTATTGTATTGGGAGGAGCACAGGACAGGGATGAGGTAGATAAGTGGAGGGGACCTAAGTATTCGTTATGTGTAATTGATGAAGCCCAGAGTATGCGTACATCGATTTTGAACACATTGATAGAGGATGTCTTGGAACCTGCGACTTTGGACCTTGATGGTTCGATTTGGATGTTTGGGACTCCGAATGCATCCAGTTCTGGTTATTTTTATGATGCAGATGCATTTGAACGTAGTAGTTGGAGTAAGCACAACTGGACCTTGTTGGACAACCCTCACTTACCAGGAGCACAGACATGGTTAGACAGGAGGAAGGAGGAGAATGGGTGGAGTAATGAGACACCAATTTTCAGGAGGGAGTATCTTGGAGAGTGGACAAGGGACACAGAGTCGATGGTGTATCGTTTTTCACAAGACAGGAATGTGGTTGAAGAGGAGTTGGAAGAGAACTTTTTCGATTTCGTACTCGGAGTGGATCTGGGATATGAGGATTCGACTGCATTTGTGGTGTTGGCATTTTCAGAAGACATCCCAGAGGTCTACTGTGTACATGCCGAAAAGAGTAGTCACATGGGGGTTGCAGAGATTGCGGAAAAGATCAAAAGGTTGGAAGAGAGGTACAGATTCGTAAGGAGTGTGGTTGACACAGGAGGATTAGGAAAGATGATCACAGAAGAGATGAACAAGCGTTTTGAGTTGAATCTATTTCCTGCAGAGAAGGCACGTAAGTTAGATCACATCACATTGATGAACAGTGATTTTGAGAGGGGGAGGATACAGATTGTGAAGGGACCTCTGACAGAATCGTATATTGATGAGTTGGATTTATTGGAGTGGGATCAGGGTCAGATGGAGAAGGGCAGGTATAAGGAAGCAGAGAACTGTGAGAATCATTGTTGTGATGCAGCATTGTATGCATGGAGGGAAGCACTTCATTATTTACACAGGGAGCAGACTCCAAAGCCTGATTTTGGATCAAGTGAGTATTTCACACAGTTGGAGCAGGAGATGGAGTCAGACATGATTGCAAAGGTCCAGAGGGTAGAGGATGCAGAGGAACAGGAGTGGTGGGAACTTAACTGAATAAGGAGAAACTGATGCCAGGATATCATAAGAAGAAAAAGGGTAAGGGAAAGAAGAAGTAATGTTTGGCAAGGAAGAAAAGTTGATCCTCAGAGATGAGATGAACTTGAGGGAGATCCGGGAGATGATTCTGTTCCTCAAGGAGAACAAGGTAAGGACATTTGAGGGTATGGGAGTATCAGTGGAGTTTGATGTAGAGATGGAGACACAACCACAGGCAGTCCCTCAACCTTTCAGAGATCCTGTGGATCAGGACATAGTAACCTCTCATTTTAATAGCTAATGTTTTGGTGGGAAGCAGAGATTGACAGTTGTCATGATGAGTTGATGGGAGTCATCAACAAGCTCAATGACAATCATTATGACAGAATGATGGCAAACCTGGACTTTCTCAGGGTTTACAGTCAGAGGAAGTATGATTTACAGGATTTCAGGCATGGAATGGTAAAGACATCCAACTATGCGTTGGACAGACGGGATGACATGCGTATGCGTATGAATGTCACTCAGTCGATGATAGACACGATCACATCCAAGATTGGGAAGAACCGTCCTCGTCCAATGTATTTGACTGAAGGAGGAGACTATTCTCTGAGGACGAAGGCCAAGATGATGGGGAGGATGATGGAGGGATTGTTCATGCAGACGAAGTTGTATGATCTGATGCCCAAAATCTTCCAGGATTCCTGTATTTTTGATATAGGAGTGCTCAAAATCTACTCTGAAGACAACAAAATCCAGATCGAGAGGGTTTTTGCAAATGAAATCCTCTGGGACATGGATGATGCTCTCTATGGAGACCCTCAGAGTCTCTATCAGGTCAAAAAAGTACATAAAAGTTACCTTTTGGACCGTTTTTCAGGGTTTTCGACTCAAATCAACAATGTTTCAGTAGGAAAACAGGATGAAACACCAGATGCAGACTTAATCGAGGTGGTTGAGGGGTGGCATCTGCCCATCAGTGAAGATTCTGATGATGGAAGACATGTAATCTGCATCGAAGGAGCAACACTTTTAGATGAGGAATATGGCAGGTCTCAGTACCCGTTTCTGGTCCTCAAATGGAGTGATTCTGTTGTAGGTTTTGGAGGAATCTCCTTGGCAGAGCAACTTTATCCTGTTCAGAGGGAGATCAATGCATTATGCATCAGGATTCAACAGAGTATGCACTTGTTGAGTGTTCCAATGGTGTTTCTTCAGGCAGGGTCTAAGGTTGCCCCATCTCACATCAGAAACCAACCTGGAACAATCATCCATTACAATGGACAACCTCCAGTGGTTTATACCCCGGCAGCAATGCACCCTGAAGTTTACAACCATCTGGACCGTTTGTATCAGAGGGCATATGAGATCTCAGGGATCTCTGAACTCTCTGCAACAGGAAAGAAACCTGCAGGATTGGAATCAGGTGCTGCTCTCAGGATTTATCATGACATAGAAACTGAGAGGTTCATTCTCATTGGAAGACGTTATGAGTCTGCATTCATGAGTGCAGCAGGACACTACTTTGATCTGGCAGAAGACATTGTGAAGGAGAAGGGTTCATTTCCTGTTCAGACTGCATACCGCAGAGAGATGACGAAGGTGGATTTCAACAAGATACGCATGGCACGGGAGGAGTTCATCTTGGAACCATATCCTGTCTCGATTCTTCCATCTCTTCCTGCAGGAAAGCTTCAGACCATTCAGGAACTGATCAACATTGGAGTCATTGACAAGAAGGAGCAGATCACCCGTCTTTTGGACTTTCCAGACCTCAATTCAGTAACACAGGTTTATGAAGCAGCAGAAGCAGATGTGGAGTGGAGGATTTCTAAGATCCTTGATGAAGGAGAGTACATTGGTCCAGAACCGTACATGGATCTGAATCTGGCAAAGCAACGGTTCCAGTTGGCCTACTTGGAAGCAAGGCAGAAGGGTGTGGATGCAGAAAAGATTGCCCTCCTTGACAAGTTCATAGTCCAGACACAGACGATGCTCAAGCAGGTACAGTTACAGGCACCACAGGGACTTCCTGAATCACCTGCTGCACCACCGTCTCCAGTAGCAGGAGGAGTCCCTGCACCAACAGATCTGATGCCTGAAATGCCTCAGACTCCTGGAACCCCAGAATCGCCATTACCAATATGACAGAAGAGACTGCAGTAGAAGAGACTGTGGAGGAGACTCCACAACTTTCAGAAGAAGCACAACAATTCTTCAAAGACCGAGGAATCATCAAGGAAGACTCTGTGGAGAAGACTTCAGAGGAGTCTGATGTTGTTGCAGAAGAGGAGAAACCTGAGAAGGAACCCACTGTTTCCAAAGCATTCTCAGAGGTTGCAAAAAAGAAGAGAGAACTGTTTCAGAAAGAACAGGAGTTAAAGGATCAGAATGATGATCTCGGCAAGCTCAAGGAGGCACGTAACCTCATAGAGCAAGGAAAGCATCTGGAAGCATCTGAGGTGTTAGGATCAAACTATGAATCCATGACAGATCAGGTACTTAACAGAGGTTCAGAGAGGACTGCCCTGCAGAAGATGCAGGAGGAGATCTCTTTATTGAAAAAGGAAAAGTTTGACTCAGATAGACAGAAACAGAAGGAATTAGCCTCCCAGGAGGTGCAGTCTTATGTTTCTGAGTTGAAAAGTATGGTTGATGAAACCGAAAAGTATCCGTTGGTGACATCCTTCTGGGATGAAGCACAACAGAGCATTCTGGACATTCAGAAGCATTATGCCATGAACGGGAATGAACCCCTCACCAATGAGGATGTTCTGGAACAGGTTGAAAACACCTACCGTGAGTTCATGGATAAAGCAGTTCAGAATGAAAAAGTAAGAAGTATTTATGGTTTAGCATCACCCTCCGAAAAGCCATTGGGTGAGGTCCAGAAAAGTCAATCGAGGACCCTTTCGTCTAAAGGAACTTCCCGGTTGAAGACCTCAGAGACCAAGACTGGTCCATTTTCCAAGCATGAAGCATTGGAGAGGGCAGTCAACGTCTTCAGAGAGACCAAATCGGGAGCATGATTATGACTTTCTATTTGGAGTTTACTGACAATGGCATCTGCCGACATGACCGCATGGGACAATGCTCTCAAGCAATATTATCGTGATAAACCTGTCATAGACACGGTTTACAAGAACCATCCGTGGTTAACATTAGTCCCCAAGAACCCCCGGTTCAAAGGGAAGAACATGCCTGTGCCCGTGATCTACGGAAGACCACAGGGGGTCAGTGCAACATTCAGCACTGCACAATCCAATGCAACTGCATCCCAGATTGCAGAATTCCTGATCACCAGGAAGAAGCATTATGGGGTTGCAACGGTAGACAATGAGACGTTGCTTGCATCACAAGGGAACGAATATGCTTTCTTAGATGCTGCAACCACTGAGATTGATCAGGTTGCAAAGAGTGTGGGAGATGCTCTCTCAAGACAACTCTTCCGTGCCTCTTCTGCATCCATAGG